TGTATGCGTGGTATGAACAACGCACTGTGCGAAGAGGTAACGATGGAGATAAAGCAGAACCGCCTGCTGCCTCGCTTGTATAGCAAGGAGATTAAGATGCTCTATGGTAACGGACCATGCGCCTATATGCAGACAGTAGAAGGTGGTAAGCTACGACGTGAGTACACCGCACTACCTGCGTGGGATGAGTGGTTGAACTCTTGGCAAGAACGTGGTATGGAAACCTCCGCACAGGAGTTCGCTAAGACCTGTATCAAGAACTATTACTGGTTCGGTGATTACTTCGTTAAGTGGCGGTTCTCACGTGGTAAGCGTATTGGTATGTTGCCAGTAGCTGGACTTGAACCATTAGAGAATAAGCACTGCCGTCTTGCTACCACTCGTAAGGATGTAGCCTACGATCAGATTAACTATGGAGACTTTAACAACATAGCAGTAGGACGGTGGACATACGGCTTAGGCAATTACAAGATATACCCTAAGTTCGCATTGTCAGAAGTTGACAACTATATCTTCGCTGCCGTGTCACACCACAGAGAGAAATCAGTCGATGAGTTCTACGGTGTGAACGAAACCCACCAGGGCGCACGTCCGTATATTCAAGGCAGCAATAAGACCGCCTCCTATATTAACTCCTTCCTGCGTAATTCCCTTGCAGCGAAGATACATATCATCATACCGAATGCGTGGGTGTCAAGCAAACGTAATCAGTTAGTTAAGCTATGCGAGGAGAATAAGGTTCGCTCATCTAAGAAACAGGAATTGGTGAAGTATAACGGTATCAGCATCGGTACCGAATATCGTGAATCGTTACTTGTAGAGTATATGCGATTGGAGCTGCGTAAGATAGGCGACTATCTGAGTGGTGCAGATAACCAAGGCAAAGCCTACTCTTCTATTTCGTTTATGGATAGTTCTGGAAACGAGCAGCAGTGGAGAATCGAGACTATCGACCTTAAGTATAAGGAATATATCGAGTCTTTGATCTCGTATGATAAACGAGCAGAAGAAGCCTTACTATCAAGCGTTGGTTTGGATGCATCTATCACAGCGGTTAGTAAGGATGGTGTCATTAGTAAGTCGGGTTCTGACGCTTACTATAACTACCTCATCTATATAATGTCACTCACACCAGAGGACGAGATATGTGCAGAACCGTTTAATCTCGCTCTCCGATTGAACTTCCCTGAACTCTATAAACAGGGTTATCGTATAGGCTTCTATCGTGAGGTTCCTCAGCGACAGGAAGACGTCGCACCGAAAGATAGATTAAATCAGCAGCAGTCATGAAGAATGTATTAGTAGATATTTTCAAGAACTTCTCCACCTTCAGTCTTTATGCGCCTGGAGTGGAAACTAATATGGACCTGAACGATTTGCGTTCGTCTGGTCTTACGGCTCGCAAGCGTATTGAAATCATCATCAGTCGTGCGGTGTTCGATGAGCTTTTAAAAGAGAAAGAAGACTCTCCTCTTATGGAAGCTCTGCGTGCTGCTATGGCGAACATGACCATGGCAACTCAAATCATCTTTGATAGTGTTAATCGAAGGAAGGGCGAGGTCAATGTGTATAAGTATGAGCTGGAGGCAATGAAGCGTTCTTATATGGAGAACTATTGCAATGCTATCGATACGCTTGTGCAACTGTTGTCAGAACCAACCGAAGGTGAAATCGCTGAGTTGTGGCGCAAAACACCTTACTACCCTATTTTGGAACGTTGCGAAATAAAGACTATGGATCAGATGGATGCCATCTACCCTATCGATGCATCTTATCTTTACTTCTTCAGAACTGTTCCTTTGCAAAAGGAAACGCTCGATGAAGTTATGTCGATTTACTTCGAGAAACTTACAGATGACAATAGAGAGCGCATTCGTCCTATCTTATTGCTTGCCCTGGTGAAGAAGACGATTGCAAAGTCGCTCCGTAGGTTTGATATCCTCGAATTCCCCTCGACGATTCGAAACCTCTTCGATGATAGTCACGCTGCACGCTCTGGCAAGGACGAATCCAGTGCTATCTTCGCACTTGCCGACCGCCTCGATCGTGAAGCGGAAGAACTCCTCTCTAATGCTGATACACTGCTCTCCTCTGAGACTGTTTCTGATTTCTGCTCTAATTCAGCGTACAATCATCCTGATGATAATATTATAATGTTGCCATGAAGAAGGATATTTCACTTATATATAAAGGTAAAATACATTTTATTCCTAACCATTGGGGTGCGATGAACGACCGCCAGTTCATCCGCCTTGTAGGCGACTTCCTTCGTATGGCAGCAGGGGAACTCTCCGCTGGAGAGGTTCGAATAAACTGGCTGTGCGATATTATGGGTTGGAATAAGCGCAAGTTCCAATCAGAGGAACAGATTGCCAACCTCGTCGCGATCTCTGAACAACTCACATTTATGTTTCAGATAAACTACCCTGATAACAATAGTGTCTTGGATGGTGTTGATGAGGATACTTACGAGTTGTGCCGTCGTGTTGATCCTTATCGCTTGAATATTCCACTTGCACGTGTGTTACGCAGGCTCGATTATCAATATGTAATCGACCTCTGTTTCTGTGCGCAGCTCATCCCTTCAGTTCAGATTGACGGATGTTCTTTTCCTGGATATCGAATTGAGACGAGTTTTGGAACGCTCACCTGCTCGCTTACTGCACTTCAGTACGTCGAGGCGCAGGGTCTTATCGAACGAGGTGAGGAGTCGTTGCCACTGCTCGCTGCCATTCTCTATTATCCAGAAAAAGAGTACAATTCTGAGCGTGCACACGAATTGGCTAACGATTTCGCTAAACTTCCACTCGAAACGCTTACGGCTATATCGTTTAATTTTCAAGCATTTAACAACTATCTGTTTAGTAAAACTTCATTCTCTCTGCTTTCTAAGTTTGCTCATAAACCCAAGCAGCCTATCACCACCGATGCCTCTGATGCGCTCTACGACCTCTCCAAGGAGGGGCTTGGAAACGCAAAGCAGATAGAGCAGATGAACGTACTCACTTATCTGAAGGTGCTGCGCAAGAAGACTATCGATGCGGTTAAGGATATGAAGGGTTTTGGCTGGGATAAATTAAAAATCAGTGAGGAGGTGGGTTTGCCTATCTCTGTAATCGATAAGATATTATGATTAAAGATCAGTTTCTCTATTTCGCACAATACCCGTCAAAAGAGGGTGTTCGTGCTATACTTACCAATGGTGCGAGTGACTTCCCTGGTTATAATGACCTTGCGGAGTCTCTTGATAAACTTCCCAATGTATCGCGACTTCCTGAGATAGCCAACTATGTCTATGGTCAGTCATTCGATGAATTGAAGCAGCGTATCGATAAGTTAGTAGGCTCGTTCCTATTCGTGGATTATGGCGAACTAAATATGTCAGCGGATGGACGCAACTCTTACCAAGTAACCCAGCGTATCGCTATCACTGTGGCAAGCAAGATGACGAACCGTGCTGACGCTGCTGAATATATGCTTGCCTCCGATTCTGCACTTCGCCTACTCTCTAAGATTCACGCTTGGATGATTGCCGATGCTGACGAAGGCGAACTCGATTGGATATCTCGTGGCGAACTCGATAAAGCAGAGATGATTCCTTTTGTCGCTACAGAACTCTCCTCGGTTGGTTGGACCTTGATGCTCAATTGTGTTGCGCCTGACACGCTTGGAACGCACCTTTTAAGTCGGTCCTTTGCGAAACAGCCTTAAATCCTTACCTTTGTATCGTTAATAAGTTGGTAGAATTATAGTTTGATAGTTAATAGTTTTTTCAGATTGAAGATTGTTTAGGATGACGGGCTAACGCAGTGATGCGTTAGCCCTTTTTGTATCGTTTTTTATCATTAGATAATTACTTCTAAATCACTGATTATAAAGGCGATAGTACTTGCGTGTTCCTTATTATAGTGTTACCTTAGCAGTACAATTAGAAACAAAGAACATTCAAAAAACAAAGATTATGAACGAGCAAATTCAGAACATTCTCAACGAGAACGGAACAAAGACTTCTAAGATTCAGAAACTTCTTAGCCTTGGACTTACACGCAGACAGGTTGCTGACCTTGTAGCAAACGGAAACTACGGATTCGTGCAGAACGTTTACAAGCGAATGATGCAGGGAATCACACAGAGCGCAGCACAAGCAGCATCAACAGTTCTTCCACAACTCGACTACACTTTCAACCGCAACTTCGGTATTGAGATTGAAGCTTACAACTGCACACGTGAACGCCTCGCAAGAGAACTTACCGCAGCAGGCATCAGAGTTAACGTTGAGCGTTACAACCACAACGACCACAACGACCATTGGAAGTTGGTTACCGACAGCAGTCTTTCAGGCAACAATACCTTCGAACTTGTTAGCCCAATCCTCCACGGAGAGCAAGGACTTGAGGAACTTGAAAAGGTTTGCTGGGTCCTCGACCTTTGCAACGCTAAGGTTAACGACTCTTGCGGTCTTCACGTTCACATGGACGCTGCGGAGTTCGACCTTCAGACTTGGAAGAACCTCATAATAACTTACAAACGCCTTGAGAACGTAATCGACCACTTTATGCCACAGAGCAGACGAAACAACCGCTACTGTAGGACCATTGCCACCATTTCAGAGATAGCAATCAACCGAGCTTCTAATATTAGCGACCTTAGAGCTGCTTTCGCTAACAACCGCTACCACAAGATAAACCTTGAAGCCTACGCACGCCACCGCACGGTCGAGTTTCGCCAGCACGGAGGTTCAACGAACTTCACAAAGATGTCTGCTTGGATTCATTTTCTCGCAAAAATGATTACCTTTGCAACGCAAGGCAAGGTGAAAAACAACACCACCTTGCAGAATATTCCTTTCCTCACCGAAAGCGAAAAGTTATACTTCAGATTAAGAACTAAAAAATTAGCAGCATGTTAACAACCTACAGGCTGAAGGGTGGCGACAAAATCGTCGCCACCTCTCCAGCTGATTTCCTCCACCAGCTTCGCACAGGCAGCCGATTCGATAGCGAAGGCACAGACGAAGAATATATGGTGCGCTTTGCTCACCGCTTACAGGAACTCGAGGGTCACCTTGTTTCGACTGACAGCCCCGATGCCTTCCTTGCCGACCTAATTAACAACGGCTTCGTGACCGTTGAAAAATAAAACACGATGCTCGTTTCTTTGTAGCCGTAGCGGTTTCCGAACTGTTACGGCTTTTTTATGTCAAATATTGAGAAAAATAAACTTTCTATCAATAGTTATCAATTTCGTTAAGTCACGAAAATGTTTTAAATGTTAAAAATTCAATCTTACTACGATTTTTTATAGTAAATATTTGCATACTACAAATATTTGTAGTACCTTTGTATTGTCAAAAAAATAATGAGAATATGAAACAGAAAAAAGAAATGATGGAGGTCACACCCGAAGAACGGGAACTCCTCGAAAGGATGAGAAACTACAATCGCTCTTATCCAAATGGTTATCCAGAGCTCTTGTTAGACTTACAACAACTCTTCGATACAATGGTTCGGACACCATACAACTAAGAACAAACCTCTCCCCCTCACCAAGGGGGAGAGAAAAAGATAAAACATAAATAGCTATATAGATATGGAAACAGTAATGACAAGACCAGTAGTGGTTACAGATATGAAAAGAAAAGTACAAGACATCCTTATGGCGGTTTCATGGCGTGATTTCGCTGGAACGTACTTCCAGAAGTCTCCTTCTTGGTTTTACCATAAAATGGATGGCATTGATGGAAACGGAGGAGCTGGTGGTTTCAACACGCAGGAAACAGAACAGCTGCGCAACGCACTTATGGACCTATCTACTCGAATCCGTCGAGTAGCTGAAAATATTTAGGCGAGGTTCTCATTGACCTTAAGACAAAAGTCACTCATCGCCTATGGGTGCATATTAGCCTCTCGCAATGCGAGGGGCTTTATGCATAAAATAATGAAAAATTTGCGTCACGCAAAAAATATTTGCGCAAGATGTCGTTTATTTCGTTGATTATTCTTACATTTGCATCGGACATATATCGACTTATTACAGTTATGGCACATAGCAAAATCCCAACAACCGTTATCAAGGCTACTCCTGAGGTAAGGAGAATTCTTGACAAAATGAGAGCTAATAAGCGTACTCAGGTAGAGAAATTGCGCAAAATGAAACCTGAGGAATTCACGATACGCATCATGTTGTAAATGAAAGAGACATCTATTATTCAAACCCAAGAAGGTAATGAATATATTCTTTCCGTTAATGACGTGGATATAATCATGCTCTCTGACGATATTCAGCAGATGCTTTTAAACAATAATCTACAAATAGGGGAAATTATCATTGAACGAACAGCTGGCAAGCAATATACTTGCTATAAAGTTCTTTACCAAATCGCCACTTGGTTAGCCAGTATTTTTGCACAGCATCAAGGACTTATTTTGTATTATCTCTGTGATGATAGTTTTTCTATTCCGAATCGGAATACCAAAGGAAAAAATAAGGACCTTTCACCCCAAGAATATCGCAGTAGGTTATTTTCCAAACTTTTTGAAGGATATAAAAAGAGTCATCAAGTTACAGGTATCTCGGATTATCCTATAATTATAGAGGGTGAGGGTTACAAAGAGTTTATACATCTTATTGCAAGAGCTTCACACAAAAAACATGTCTTAGATATGAGTAATTATATTAATGCTGGCTGGGGAAAAGGATAGAACTTTATTTACAAATTAAAATAAAAGATTCATGAAAAAAGTATTATTTTTATTCGTGCTACTTTTAGCTACTATGTCGTGTGCAGCTCAGAATGAAGGAATCTTACAAAACTGCCAAATGGATTCAACAGGGGGGAGATTTACCCTTTCAGCAGTAGACACAGTGCCCAATACAACTGCTGCGGAACTTTATCTTAGGGCAATTACTTGGATTTCCGAGACTTACAAAAACCCTGACGCAGTTATAAAATCAAGAGACAAAGAGGCTGGTGTAATCATACTTAATGGATATACCATATCAAATAGCATAAAATCACGCCTTGAATTAAGATTTAAAGATGGTAAGTATCGTTGGATTATTAGTGACTTTATGTGTATATTGTCAGACATTGGTCTTCGAAATCGTCCAATGGAGTTCAGTCCACGTTACACAGAGTCTCCTAATAAAGAAATACAACTTAAAAAAGATTGTTACAAATATATAACATCACTTCGTGAAGCTATGAATAAAAAAGGGGACGAATGGTAATTTTTGCGTAATGCAAAAAATATTTGCGTTTTTATTTGGCGGTTACAAAAAGACTTCTTATCTTTGTAACCGTCAAAACATTGAGGATTATTTCTCAAACGAGGGCAAGATGATATCAAGCCCCGAACTTATTAAACTTCGATGGGCTTATTTTTATGCCCATATTGCAGCCTTACTGCAACGAAGATATGGCGGATGCCTTCCAGTGATTTAGCCCTTGTGGAGAATCTCGATGTTTTGACGAACGGGAAGAGCATCCGCTTTTTTCGTATCCGTACCCAGCGGTTCTGGGAAATGTCAAAACATCGAGTATTATGCAACAAGTAATCGAATTCGAGAGCTCTGCAAAGCAACAGCAGCCTATCGACGTACGTGCTACGATACAGCGCAAAATCAAGTCTCTTAATCTTTGGCTCGACGCTAAAAGCGAGTTCTACAGCCGTATCTGCGAGTTCTCAGTTACCCGTCGTTTGGTAATTCGAGTTAACCTTGTATCTTTGTGCGTGATTGTGGCAGCTGTTGCCATCGAGCAGCAGCCTATTACATCTGTAGTTTCAACTCTCTGTGCAAGCTACTTAGTTTATCGTATGAACAAATCAGAAAAGAAACAGAAAGGAGGCAAGGCATGATATTCATTTATGATTATCGCAAGGTTCCTTCTATCTCTAAAGACCTTGAACCGCTTTCCGAATATATAAAGAAATATAACAAGGTTCTTGTAGCAGACATTGATACGTTTGCAGTATTTATCGATGAGGTGTATAAGAAGTTTAACTCGATTCCTAATGCGAATAAAAAATATACGCTCAATCTTTCTGATAGTTCTATCGCTATTGATGATAACGAAATCCCATTCTCGGTGATAAGTATAGGTTTCTCTGACATACTTGGCTTATGGGGTTTTCAGACTTCTGAAAGTTCTACCCAGTGCGAACAGAAACAGAACCTTGAGATTTTTCCTATCTCCGATAAAGGTGACGAATGTTTCTGTCTTCCAGACTATTTAAAAAATATAATTAAGAAAGGAGGTGCAAAATGATATTTTTTGATTATTATTTCAAGGCATCTTCTACCCCGAAGTACCTTGCGCCTGTTGTTATCTGTATGGAGCGACGTTACCAAGCCCTTATGGCTGACGAATCTACGCTGAAGACGTTTATTGAAGAACTAAAATCAGAACTGGATGCCATTCCAAAGGCAAAGGGAAAATACAAACTCACTGCTGAAGCTGATAACGGTTATATCTATATCTGTACAACTACAAAACTCAGCTTCGCTGAAAATGTTTTACGTCTGCATTATAAAGAGGTGCTTTCTTTGGAAGGTTTCAGCGAGGAACTCAGTAAGAACCTTAATGAAGTGGCTGAGAAAGGAGGTGAGAAATGATATTTTTTGATTATTGCCTTATAGATTTTTCAATCTCAAAAGAGCTCGCACCGCTTGCTGACTGTCTGAAGAAATACCAAGGAGTTCTTGTAGCGGACGAAAAAGCATTCAACAAGGTTGTTGAAGACTTGGAAGAAAAATATCGTGCTATTCCAAAGGCTGAAGAAAGATTTCTTTTCAAGGTTAGCAAAGATCCTATCGGAGTTATCTCTGTTCGCAGAAACAACTCTACGAAGAAGTGTGTATTGCGCATCTATTTCACACCAGTACATGGTATGTTTGGTTTCGACTCTTCTCAAGAGTCTATTCAGTCAGTACCAGACGATGGCGACGAATATTATTCTTTGCCTGATCACATTAAAAGTAGTGTTCAGAAAGGGGGTGCGAAATGAAAATCATAACCGACCCTGCTGTTTATGACTACCATGCTGAAAAAGGCTTGTTCATACCGTTGGATGACTTCTGTTCAACACCAGGCCTTATAAAATCATTAAGAGATAATGTTAAGCGTCAACTCACTAAGGCGACATCTTATCTCGACTATTATAGAGGTATTCATGAGGCAGGCGAAGCTTCTTCACGTCAACAAACAGCTATGGATAGTTGGGAAGAGCGAGTGAATAATCTTAAGAGTTCTTATAAAACTCTGTCTGAAGTAAAGAAAATAATTGATTTAAAATGAAATACAAAATGAAAGCGTCTATCGTTAATCTCGACGAACAAACAACTGAGACCCTTCGAGCAATGCTCGACCCTGGTTATATCTCTGAGCGCACAGAACGCTTAGAAGCCATCGAGGGTTTTCTTATTGATCAATGGAGGGATGCTGGCAATATAAAGTCTGACACCGTTCTCACATTCCTCGACACTCTACGCTCACTGCGTAGGGATCTCAACTCATTTCTCACCTCGGTTGACCCGCACGGAGAAGCCGATAATCAAAAACAATAAAGCCTTAAGACAATGACAACAAAGAAAGAAAACGACGAGCAGCCTATAACAGACATTAGTATATACATAGCTGCTTTATCAGCGACATATCGTCCAGCGTCGACACCAGCAGAAACAACTCACTTCTTCTCTACCCCCGAGGTAATAGATGCTATTCGCAATTTAGACCCTTCTGCTAAGGTGTGTGCAGAGCAAATAACCACAGCTCTTCTCGATGCAGGATATAAGTTCTGCAATCGTCCTGGTGCGCAAGCATTAGAGTTCAAGTGGATGTTCCGTGAAATATAGCTACGTTTTTATACAAGATATGTTTTTGTAAAGAATTTGAAGAATAACTTTTTTTATTCCAAATTAAATTTTATATTTGCATTAAAATAAACATTATATTATGGAACTGATACAAGGCTTATCTTTAATAATAGCACTCATACTTATGCCGTTTTTGTGTAGAGGACAGTTCTTTACCATAAAATTAATCTACCTCGTTTGTATGACATTTCTCACCCCGATACTTGGATATCCAGTCTATCGGTATATCATTACTCATTAAGGTAATGTCCTTTCCTGTGTAGCTGTCTGTTACTATATTTGCGTATAAAAAGGCAAATATGGTAACAGACAGTCTCGTTCGTAAGAAATTCGTTCGTGATACCCTTCAGCAGGGTATCTCTAAAATTTATGCTACGCAAGAATCAGTTGTGCGTAGCAATTATCAGCTGCAATCTGGGCGTCTTCTAACTTCTCTCTCCAAGCATTCTTATAGTTCCAGTATTACAGGCGAGTCTTATACTATCTTTGTTCGAATTTTGCCTTATCTCCGTTTTTTAGATATGGCATATCGTCAGCGCAATGACCGTATCGCTAAATCCAAGCGACGCAACCTTGCTCTTTATAATCGTGTTGTTTGGGGTGTGCTCTACCATGAAACATTCCCACAACTTCGTTTCGGATTCACGGACGAAGTGCGTAAAACTATTCATGATCAATTACAACATTCATTAAACCCATAAACCCCATAAATATATGGCTAACAAGCATCTTTCAGAAGACGAAATTCAGTATACCATTGACGTGAAAACTGCAAAGGCACAGCAAGAGATTCACAAGTTGGAAACTCAGTCTGCCAGTCTTCGTAATGAGAATAAGCAGCGACTTCAGCAGATGATTAAGCTTGAAGCTTCAGGCAAGAAAGAAACTGACCAGTACAAAAAACTCTCAGCCTCCTATAGAGATACAGGCAAACAGATTAAAGAATTATCTTCACGTATTCAAGAACAAACACGTTCCTTGGATACAAATGCCATGACGATGTCTCAGCTTCGTAATCAGTCAAAGTCATTGCAAAAAGAGTTGGATAACGTTTCAAAGGCTCTTAATCCTAATTTATATGCTGAACTCGAAAAACGATTGCAGGATGTTCATGGGCGTATGGAAGATCTTAAAGTATCAGCTCGAGGAGTTAAAGAAATTTTCGTTAACGACTCCACCCTAAGCTATATGGCAGGAAATCTGATTACCAGAGGCGCAGAACTTGTAGGCTCGTTTTTAAAGAAACTAACCAGCAGTATCTCTGAGACTATTGATAAAAGCGTTGAACTTGCCGAGGCAGCCGATGGTATAACTCACGCCTTCGAGAAAATTGGCACAGCAGACTATTTGCAAGAGCTTCGTACTGCTACAAAAAACACCGTATCAGATATTGAACTGATGAAGGCAGCGGTTAAAGCAAAAGACTTCCGCATCCCTCTTGAGGACCTTGGTAAATACCTGTCTTTCGCACAGCTTAAAGCGCAACAGACGGGACAGTCTCTCGATTATATGGTTGACTCTATCGTAACAGGTCTTGGTCGTAAATCTCCTATGATCCTTGATAACCTCGGACTCTCGGCTGCTGAAATTTCTGAAAAGACAAAAGAGACTGGAGACTTTATGAAAGGTGTCGCAAAGATTGTAGAAAAGAATCTTGCGCAAGCAGGAGAAACTTATATCTCTGCTGCTGATCGAGCAACTCAGCGTACCGTTGACCTTCAGAATGCACAACTCGCACTTGGTAAGGCTTTAGTTCCTATTAAAGAAGAATTCTCTGACATTTATGGTCAGATTCAAATAGGGGCTATTAAGGCTATTAAATACCTCGTTGACCATCGTGAGACGCTTGTTCTTCTTACAAAGGCTGTTATACTTCTTACTGCTACTTATGCTGCTTATACGGCAGGGCAAAAACTGTCTTATCTATGGAGCTTACGTGCTGTTGCTGTGAGTAAACTTAAGGCTGCCGCAGCTGCGGTTGAGAATGCAATGCTGCAATTGTCTGTATTACGTCATGCAGTGCTCAATAAGACTATGACAACTTCTATTGCCTTGCAGAAGGCTTTTAATATTGTTCTTAAACTCAGCCCTTGGGGACTCGTTTTCGGAGCAATCACGCTCGTTGTCGGGGCATTATTGATGTTCAATAAGCGTGCTGATGCTGCCACTATAGCACAGAAACATCTCAATGATATTCAGTCTGAAGCCAGCCGTAAGACAGAAGAGGAACGTATTAAAATAGAAATGCTTACCAAACGCATTCACGATAATTCGCTCTCTCTTAAAGAGCGTCAAGATGCGATAGTAGCTCTACAAAAGATTGTCCCTGATTACACTGCTAAGCTTTCTCGTGAAGGGCAAGTTTACGACGAGAATACCCGTGCCTTAACTCGTTATCTCAATGCTTTAAAAGAAAAAGCCTTGTTAGAAGGTGCGCAATCTGCTATCAAGGAATTAGGTAAGCAAAAGGCAGAGTTGCTTATCAAACAGCGTCAGCAGGAAAAAGACCTGAAAAATATGAAGCAAGAACAGGCGAACTTTGCCAAAAATAATGCAGGTCGTCCGCAGACTTCGCAAGGTAATGTTGCCCCAGGGCAGGTATATGCAGCGTCTGGTTATTCTGCTGAAGTTTCTACTATCTCACGTCAATTGGAGGACACGGTTGAGAAAATTAAAGTAATAGACACTTCTCTTGATGCTATTGGTAAGGAGTTTGGTAAAAAACTCTTTTCGACAGACAATAGTGGTGGTGGTGCTAATGTCGGGACGGTCGGAGCTACCCTTGATTCAATTAATCAAAAGATAGAGGCTTTAAAAGCCAAAAGACTTACAATCAAAGTCGGTGACACAAAGGGGCTTAAAGCTATTGATGCTCAGATAGCACAGTTAGAAAAAAGAAAATCTCAGCTGGAATATTCATCTGGTGGGGGTAAAAGTAGTAAGAAGGGAAAGAAGTCTTCTAAATCTAAAGGCGTAGATCCTGATAATGTTGCATCACGTAATTTTTCAGGGGCTCGACAGAATTCTATTGACGCTGCTGAAGCTGCTTATCAGAAAGATTTGAATAATCTCAATATGTCTCTTGCGAAGAAGAAACTTTCACAAGAGCAGTATGACATATTTGTCTCTGCACTTAATACGCAACACGCATCTAACCTGCTTGCTATCGAGGAGAAATATTACACCAAATCCACACAGATGGCTTTCAAGGATGCAGCTAAGAAAAAAGAACTCGAAACAAGTCAAAGTAAGAATGTAGCACAAGCGCAACAGAAACATGAGGAAGCACGTATCGCTGCCGAGGAGAAGTATCAGGAATTAATGAGTAAGATAGCCGAGCAAGGGGCAGTGAAGCAAACGCTGACCCTGCAGGAAGAACGAGATGTAACACTTGACTTTCTGAACGGATATTACCAAGCAGCTCTCCAGTTGGCTAAACAAAATGGAGAGGATACCAATAATTTAGAAACTCTTTATCAAACTGCACGGCAGAATATTCTTAAAGAATATGCGGATAAAGAGCTTGCAAAGGTAAAAGAACTTGAGGAGCGTAAAGCGCAGGCTCGACAGGAGTATGGGCTTGACACATTCGAAGACCAGTATGCAGCACGTCGCAAGAAGATAGAGAATGACACTCTACTCAATGAACAAGAGCGTCAGCAGGCTCTTACTCTTCTTGACCAGCAGGCAGAAGAACACCGCCTTCAGATACGTCAGCAGTATGGTCTTGTCTCACAGCAGGAACTCTATAATGCAGAGTTGGATCAGTTGAAGATGCATCTCCAGAATAAAGAGATATCAGAAGAAGAATATGAAGAGGCAGTGAAGAACATGAAGATTGCCAAAATGAAGGAGGCATTCGATTTTTACTCTAACCTCTCCAGTGGAGCTGTTCAGGCACTACAGCAAGCAGAGGAAGCGAACGTTGATGCGAAGTATGATGCGGAGATTGAAGCAGCAAAGAAAGCAGGCAAAGATACCACGGAACTTGAAAAGAAGAAAGCGGATGAAAAACTAAAGATACAGAAGAAGTATGCTGACGTTAATTTCGCTATCAAAGCCTCTCAGATTATAGCTGACACAGCTGTTTCTATAATGAAGGCTCTTAGCGAACTTGGTCCTATCGCTGGTCCTATCGCTGCTGCCTTGATGGGTATCACTGGTGCGGCGCAACTTGCTACTGCCAACGCTGAACGTCAGCGTGTTAAACGTATGTCGCTCAGTGGTGCAGGTGGTTCTGCCTCTGCCTCAGGCGCACGTGTAGCTACAGGTCTTGAGTCTGGTGGTAGTATTGATGTCGAACGTAAGCAGGATGGAAAGATGTTCCGTGCTGACTACGACCCAGATAGGCGTGGATTTATCGACAAACCAACCGTTCTCGTCGGAGAAGGTGGGTATGGTCACAGCAAGGAATGGGTGGCTTCGAATGCTGCTGTTGAGAATCCTACCGTTGCACCATTCATTGACATCATTGACCGTGCACAGCGTGCAGGAACCATTCGCACACTCGACATGAATAAGTTTCTTGTTCAGCAGGCACAAGGTCGTGCCTCTGGTGGGTACGTCACGCCAACAGTTAATGACGTGCGTGGTGTAGCGAAAGACTCCTACAAGGATACGCTCATCGAGCGATTAACTGATGTTCTTGACCGATTGTCTGTTGACGGTATTCCTGCATCAGTTTCTCTTAATGAGATAGAACAGAAGCAGCAGCTACAAGACAAGGCACGAAGATTCGGAAGTAAATAGACTTAACACCTTACATAGTAATGAAGATAACTAACATAGAGAAGGGCGAAGACTACAACCTCAAGCCCGACACACAGATACAAGTTGAACGAACCAATCCATTCTTCAATGATTACGGAGAACAGACGACACCGCTCGAACTGCCTTCGTCAGAACGTAATCGCAGGATACTCGGTTTCCCTGACTCGTTCGGTAGACGAGTGAAGATGACCGCTACAGATGTCGCGATACAAGATGGTGAGTACTTCGCTCAATGTAGGCAGGTGGTGTTGTCTGCTCAATACAAGGGTGGAATATCAACCTCCTTCTACATTAACGATGGCTCCTTCTATTCAAGGATTCAGAAGGTAAAGCTGAAGGATATTTTCAAAGGCGAATTCATACCAGGAGTGAACACTGTAGAAGAAGGGATTAATTTTTGTCGTAATCTTCGCAATAACTCTAATGAGCATTACGGCATCTTTCCAGTGCTTTTCACGGATGATTCTGGACAAAAGGAAGGTCTTAATTATAAGGTGTTAAATGGGTTTGGTAAGGAAAAGGTGTTGAGATACGACAAGATCTACGACTTCCTTCCAGAGGTACCTTCAGCTACATCGTTTCACCCCGATATGAGCGGTGAAGGCTGTGACTTCTATAATGCAGTACAGCGCACAGAGTATGTCAATGACGTACCTATCACGCTCGCACCAGGATATTATATGTCGCCATTCATTCGTGCGAACTATCTTCTGAAGCGTGTCTTCGCTTACTTTGGGTATGAGCTGCAAGAGAACTTCTTTACTCGAACAGAACCATTCAATAAGATGGTGGTCGTAAACAATGTGATGGATGTATTGGTGAATGGAAAGATAAAGGTCGCTGACCTTGTACCTGATATTACCTGTGCAGATTTTATCTCTGTTTTTCGTAAGAAGTTCTGTTGTGAGTTTACCTCTGATGAAGGTAAGCGCATTGCAGATATCATCTTCCTACGTGATGCACTGAACGAAGCTCCGAACACCGACCTTACCCATTGCGTAACCCAAGAACCTACACTCTCTTATAAGTCAGAGAACGACTATAAGCGTGTAACACTCTCAGCGGAGGAGAAGGTCGATTCTGAAATCTCAGACTCCTACGACGATATAGATAGCTTAGTAAAGGCGAACCCGAACGCTTACTTCGACCCTATCGATGGGGCTATCTATAAGACAGGATGGTCTGGTGACTTCCAAGTGACGGTGAAGATAGGCGAAGCTTCACAAGACTACAACACTGGAGAAACACTTGAAGCAAAAGAGATAAAGGTTCCTGAACTCATACCAGAGTTACGAATGCTTAGCTATAAGGCTACAATCAAGGAGGAAGACTTCACCTATGATATGGGTAAGTTCCTCTACGTAGGTTCATACATGTCGCTCAACTCGAAGATGGTCGTTGCGACAGAACCAAAGGAGAATACCTCGGAATCTGCAAACAAACAAAAGACGATACTCGCCTTTAGTTATCTTTCAGACGGTCGTCCAGCAGGAACTATCTCTGCTTACGATGTGAATGCACCTTCACATCCTCGCATCTTCGATTATGCCCTGCACTATAATGGACCACAAGGTATCTTTGAAAAGTTCTACCGTGAATATGACTTGCTGCTACGCAATTCACTTCACGATATGAAGGTGAAGCTATTGCTTTCTCAGTCGCAAAAGCAGAACCTATCCTCTTATGCTAAGGTCGTTATCCGTGGTGTGCCTTTCTTTTTTAACAAACTCAAGTTCACACTTGGAGGAAAAAATGAGCCTGTAGAGTCAGAACTGTACACGGTATCGCTTATGGAACCGACCATTACCGCTCCTACTATCAATGAGCAACTCAAGGCTATGGACGTGAGGTATAAGTGGGTTGGAAAAGAGAAACGAACATCTGTCAGCTGGGAAGAATACAAGGCTGCTGATCGAGAACGAAACAAGACCTTCGTGACAGTCTACCCTCCTCTACCTTCAGCTGAGTATGTCGGTGTGCAATATGGTAAGCAGCGTTCATATACTGAGCGAATAACACGAAAAGGTGGCTGGTTCAGACACGGAGAGTATGAGTACACTCGGACGGAGGTGTGGTTGGAGTGCGTACCTCTTTAATTATGCCAGTTAAAACCTGTCCTTTATCATCTCAAATATATAGGGTACTTTTGTGTTAAACAATTCGCACATGGATATTATTCTTAAACCTGATTCGCTCAGCCTGACTGGCTCAATGAATCACTTTATCATATCAAGCACGCAAGAGGTTACATTCATTCTGAAGTATGCAGACTCGAATGAAATCATTGTGCAGCACACTTATACACCTAATAAGGCGAAGCGCATAGAGATAGACTTGGAGAACATCATCACTCCGCTGCTATCTTTTCAACTCCAGGAGTCGACTACAATTTATCGTCAACCGAACATTGCTCGAGAGTTTCTTGTTAATCTCATCGAAGATAAGACAGCTGCACAAGAGTCATGGCAATTCACGGTACTCCGTGCAGGTATAGACAACTTTGCTGACACCGCTTCAAGTTGGTTAAAACGTAACTTCCTGACGTGGCAGCCTACCGTCAAGCCTGTGACCTATTACACACCAGAGTTTCTTAGTTACTACGCTGTCGAGGACTGTGTAGCTAAGTGTCGTGCGTATATAGAAGAGAACGGTAGCTATGTTCAGTCTGACCTCGTGTTGGGTAATCTCTCACACGGTAAGGTGTGGACGATGCCTATGCAATATGGAGTCATCGCTGGTAAGTTGGGCAAGATGCCAAGCTATTATGATGTATGGATAGAAGACGCTGCTGGTACTCGACTCACCTACATTCAGCGATACTATGCTTCAGATATTCGAAGTGAAGAAGAACAGTGGGTACTCTTTGAAAACTCACTCGGTGGTCTCGACACTTTCCGTGCGTATGGTGATGCAGAAAACACTGCGAAACATACGCACAATGTGGCAGAGATTGAGAATGACTCAGAAGAATATCGTGTTGACACGGTCAGAGAATACAAGAAGAACACAGGCTTCCTCTCTAAGGAAGAGCGTAAGTGGTTGCTCGACTTCTTCCCTTCATTGGGTAAGTTCCTCTACACAGGCAACTATGTACGTCGCATTGTCGTAACAGAGAGCGACGTCAGTTGGCAGACAAAAGACCTCCCTTCATCTTATACATTTACCTATAAGTACGCAGATGCACGTCCTTACCTGAATATTACCAGGTCAGAGGACGCTGCACCTGCAATGTTGGATATCAAGATTCCTGATGTAGGGTCTTTTACCATCGCCCCACGCTTAGTTGAACTTGAGCGACTACCGCTGAGCAGTGGGGCTTTATTCCCTGTTCAGAGTCCTTACTCTGACAAGTGGAACATCACAACAGCAGAAGCTATCCTTGAGTGGTTCTCTCGTGAGGTTACCGCTGCTTACAAGGGTGATGGTGCCTTTGGACACCGCCACGACAACATGTCGGTACTGAATGCGCTCGACCGCATTGGTGGTTACCTCACCTTGGATGCGCAGAAGATACTCGCTGGCTTAGCTGACGAAGCTAAGTCTGCTCGCACGCTTGACCCTAAGAGTGTCGACTGGGAGAAAATCGTTCGCACCGACCAAGATTCCATCGTTAACTCACTGACTACCTTTATGAAGGGTATCGTGTTTGGTAAGTCGGTGCGTGGAGAGTCTGGCATATCCATTTACCAGGATGAAGAAGGGAACTGGCATCTTGATGCAGAGTATCTTCACGTACATCGTAAGCTCACCGCAGAGGAGGTTGAGATTATGAAGACCTCACACATCAAGGGTAAGATTGTGAACTCTGCTGGTAGTTTCGTGGTATCTAAGATTGAGAGGATTGTAGGTGCCTGGAGATGTTATTTCCGTCAGGAAGATGCTGACGGACGTAGAATCTATAATTCTATGCAAGTGAATGACCTTGCACTGTGCGAGACATTCAACTTGGTAGATGCTGGCGGTCAGCTGTCTAATCACTACTGGCATAGGCGTGTCAGTGCTGTTGGAACTGACTATGTCGACATCGCTGATAATACGAATGTAGATGACTATGCGAGTGGTAGCGATATTCCACAGGTGGGTGATGAAGTTGTGCAGCTTGGTAACCTCACTGATAAAGATAGACAGAGTGCTATCATACAATCAGCAGCAGGCACTGACGCACCGTACTTTAAGATTATAAAGGGCATCAATTCATTTACACTTCCTCGCCCTATCTTCTTGTTTGATAAGCAGAACTTCGAGATACGTGTCGAGAACCCTGCTAATCGTAGTGAGTATGTCCGTCTGCAAGACTTCTTAGAGTCTATGCAGGGACGTATTAGTTCTGCTCTACAACAGTCGGACAGGAATATCACCTTTTACTTCGGTGATGCTGTTCCTTCATTGACGAATGAACCTGCTAATGAGTGGACGGACAACGAAACGAAAGAAATGCACGAGCATGATGTCTACTACAATCGCTCGTACGTCGAGACAGGTGGCGGTCGTTCATACTCATTCGAGAAAAATCAAGATGGGTCTTTTGCCTGGAAAGAGATAACTGATGCTGATGTGCTTAAGTCGCTTGAAGCAGCACAGCGTGCGCAGGACACAGCGGATGGTAAGCGACGAGTGTTCGTGCAAGCTATACCAGTTCCTCCATACGATGCAGGCGACCAGTGGAGTAACGCTACCTTCGGAGATAAGTACCGCAACGACTTGCTTGTTTGCATTCATCCAAAGAAAAAGGGTGAAGAGTTTAGCATCGAAGATTGGCAGTCTGCACAACATTATACTACTAAACAGTTCGAGGCTGAGTTTAATGTTGGTGGTAAATCAATCTCTGCCTTTGTGAAAGACTTGCGTACTGGTCTTGAAGCTGTAGGTATGCACATGGATGGTGAGAATAGCTCTTTCACCGTCAATGCAAAGAACTTCAAGGTTCAGACTCCAGAGGGTAAGGTTGCGTTCGTAGCTTCAGATGGAACGATTGATGCTTCTCGTGTACGTATGCGATGTGAACACGGTTCAATTTACTTCGGTGAAGTTGACGGGTATCCGAACATCATTCTTGCGAATGAACTCGGACAGCCACAGGTAATGCTTAATCATCGTGGTATCGTGAATAAGTATGGCGTAGACATGGAGTTAATCAACGCCAGCAGATATTTTGTTAACAAGCGTGATGGTAAGGCTTATCTCGGTGTTAATATCATTGTGAGAATCACCAATAGAGGTTTTCAACAGAATACTTATGGCGGTGGTGACATTAAGTTGACTACTACGCTTGAAGATAAGTCACATGAATATATAACCTTACAGTTAGGAAAGCAGTACACAGGCGACGATAAGGCTATAGTTGCAGCTACAACTCCGATCACACTGAAGATTGGAGAGACTGGAGAAATGATTTATGGTGGACTGTTCGAGATAGGCTCTACAAGTGGAGGTGCGGTTGTTGCTCAAAAGATGTCTTACTCTGTGCGATCTGTTTATTACGACACGGTCATTGATAAATCGTATGTTTCGGAATTAGGCGGAAATAACTTCTCTTCTGATAGTGGAGGGAATCTTATCAACCCATCGAATGGCGACGAACCACCAGCTGTTATACCAGCACCTAATATGGATGTTTAATTAAATAAAATAGTGATATGAAAAGTTTAGATTGTATTTACAGGATTTTTGGAAGGCTCGCTGCCATTGGTAGCGACAAGTATCTGCACATGTTTGCAGGTCTTGTTGTTTCGATGATTGCTTGCAAAGCCTTACATGCTATTGATGCGTACTTAATCTTCGCATTGGTACCAGCATTCTTCGTCATGACAGGAAAAAGAGAGTGTCGATTACTACTACAGAAAGGAGCAGTTCGATTGGCTCGACGTATGTGCAGGTATGCTTGGTGCTATCGTGGGTGTTTTTCTTTTCCTATTGTAAAGGAGGTGTATATATGGATGTAATAGAGTTTCAGTTCACACCGCATTTCATGTACTCAGTAGCTATACACTTGATAGTATGTGTGATAATGTGGGTACTCGTTTTCTGTGCCATCTTCGTTGACCTATGGGACAGAATATACACACAGAAGAAGTTGGGTAAACCCATTGACTCGCATAGCATGCGTAAGACACTCGGAAAGTTAGGAGAGTATTGGCGTGTATTGCTCATTGCATTTATCGTGGATGCGGTGATATTCATTGCCTGCACGCTACTGAATATTAAGACCATACCAGTTATTACCATCTTAGTGGCTATAGGGCTTCTTATCATCGAAGCTAAAAGCCTTATAGAGCATGCACGGGAGAGAAAGAGTAAGGTAAAGGATATACAGAAGATTATCCAATCTGTAGTAAAGGCATCTTCAGATAGAGATGCTAAGAAAGTCATTCAGTATGTCGCTGACTACATTGGTGAAGAGAAAAATGTAAATCAAAAAATAGAAGAATAGTATGGCAAACTTTACACTTGCGGAGCTGGTACAATCCAGCACCGCAGAACAACTCAAGATAAATAACAACCCTCCTACTATTGTGAGGGTTCATCTTACCGAGATGATTACTCTCTTAGAGTGCATCCGTACTGAATGGGGTAAGTATTGTGAGCGTCACAAAATCGAGAACCCTGCTATCCGTGTGACAAGTGGCTACCGCTCACCAGAACTGAACAAGGCTGTAGGAGGTGTGAAAAACTCTGCACATGTAGAGGGCTACGCTGCTGACTTGCAGCCTGTCAATGGTAAGCAGACTGAATTTGAACGATTCATGGCTAACGAGTTCTCCAAGAAGGGGTACGCATTCGACCAGATTATTATCGAGAAATCTAACACATCACGTTGGGTGCATGTAGGCTATAAGCGTGCAGACGGGAAGCAACGCAGACTGTGTTTCACATTAAAGGTGTAGTTATGGACGACAAAGAAATTAAATACTACGTGTATTCAATGTTAATCCTTATTGGATTACTTGCACTTACGGCTCTCTGCCTCACAAGCTGTTCACATAGAGTGTATGTTCCTGTGCAGTCTATTCGCACAGATACTATCTACATGTCAAGGAAGGATAGCGTACATATCAAGGATAGCTTAATCACTCGACAGGTGATAAACATCCGTGATAGTGTCGCTATTCATGACAGCGTTGTTATCATCAAGGACGAGCAGGGCAACATCAAGGAGAAATTGATAGTTCGTTATCGTGATAGATGGCATGCAACTCAGGACAATCTTACTCTCCAACGTCTGATTGACCGCTACAAAGCGAGCAATGACAGCTTGCGTGCAACTAAGAAGGAACACATCGAGGTTCCTAAGGTCATTGAACGAGAGTTAAGTAGATGGCAGAAGATAAAGATGGATGTTGGAGGTTGGGCTATCGGTGCTCTTTCTGCTACTCTGTTAGCTGCTGTTGCTTATATCATTATTTGGCTTCTGAAAAAGTATAGGCGGATTTAATGAAGCACATCAAGGTATATATCACAGAAAGTCGCACAAAGGATAATCGCTTCGTACAAGCTTCTATCCGTGGCATCGAAGACAATACGGGTGAGAGTTATTCTTCCTCTCACCCTAAACTTCTTCAAGACATCATCTGTCACGCTCTATCTCTTGCGCACGGTGTCGAGGTAGAGGGTAACAACGCATTTACTTATACATTCCCATTCAAGCTATCTTAATATGACGATAGAAAGACTCTACTTAGAACATAAACAGACAGGCGGTCGGTTGACCGCTGAGGAGTTTAATAAGTTGCCCGAGAAGGTCAATGAGTTAATCGACGCACAGAACTCTGAGGAGGAACGTGTGAAGAAGACGATTGCAAAGAACCGTCCTACACTTGGACAGCTTTCAAACGTGAATAGCGAAACAGACGAACTCACATCCGAGACATGCGTTCTCGTATGGAATGGTGACGAGTGGGTCCCTATGAAGCTGTCAGAACTTAATATTGGGCAAGGTGGTGGAGGTCAGCAACAGACCATTCTCTATTACTTGCGTGCTGTCAATCAGTCGCCATCTACCACGCTCTCAGCCTCTAAGTCAGCAGGAGAGTGTGCTATTCGATTTATGTTCGTATCACGCACAAAGGATGTTGGGCAGGCGGATTATGTTGATAGCGGTGAGTGGGGAACATACGAAATCTTCGCTAAGACTGGTGATGGTACTTTCGTCAGTAAGGCTCGTGGTCGCTGTCAATCTAATACCGTGACGACTGTTGATGTGTTCAAGTTCCTTGAGAGCGGACAGAATAATATCATGGTAAAGATTACAGGTGAGGTTACTGGTCAGACCTCCCCTGCGTTAGTGTATTCGATTACGCTGTCTGCTCTCTTCCTCTCAATATCTGAATTCAATTGGTGGAAGGCTTATCAAGGTGATATTGTGCTGCCGTGTTACATCAGTGGTAACATCTCTAAGACGCTGCACGTGAAGATAACGGGTGAGGGCTATGAGCAGACGTATGAGCGTCAGTTCGGTACCGCAACTTACACATCTTCGCCTGTCGCTTACACCGTTCCATTTACGAATAAGACAGGTCTTTTCCATCTATCTGCTTGGCTGTCTAATGAAGACAACACCGTCCAGACCACTCCTGTAGGCTATGACTTTATGGCGGTAGCAAACAATGAGGCTGTGAAGATGGTCGTTGTGAACAATAAGGCTGAGAAACTGCTTAACTGGTACGAAAACAAAGTGCTTGAGTATGCAGTATATGACGGTAAGGCTGTGACTACACCGCTCGCTATTGCGCTTAAGAAAGATGGTGAAATTCTCCAAGAAAACGTGTCTGAAAATACCCTAACGCAAACCAAGATGCAATACACCTTATCGCTTGAGGTAGAGACAATCGACAACTCTGATTTTACGGCACTCATCGGATTCCGTACGCACCCAACAGACGAGGTGCGTTTGCGTGATGCAATTCCATTCCCTGTGGATAACTCGCAAGGTTATTCAGCTACAGCAGGTGCGGTATTCTATTTCAATGCAAAGAATAGAAATAACACCGACACCGACCGCAACATTCTCCGCAATCTTATCAATTCAGATCATATCGGTTCTGAGTGGCAGAATGTTGCATTCTCTCGTGACGGCTGGGTGACGGATGATGAAGGTGCACGCACATTGCGCTTGCTCGCAGGGTCACGCCTTACTATCGATTACAAGCCATTTGAGAAGGAAGCTGCTCAAAGTGGCAAGACTGTCGAAATCGATTACCAGATTAATAACACCTCTGATTACGATGCAGAGTGCATCTCTATCGCTATGCCTTATCAGAAGGGTTATATCGGTCTTAAGGTTAAACCATCATCTATTATGTTCGCAACTCGTAGCGAGCGTAATCCTGATGTTCAGGCGATGAGCACAGATGATGGTGTGCGTATTCGCCTTGCCCTCGTTATCTCCCCTAAGAAGTACACGTATGTACTCAATGGAAACACCTATTACCTTAACCTCGTTTATCTCTATATTGACGGTATCGAAGCTCGTAAGTTCGCCTACTTGCTTACGGACTCTATGCAGATAGGTTCAGGTGGTGGTATCGTTATAGGTTCTGACAAGGCTGATGTCGATTTGTACTCTATTCGCATTTATGACAGCGCAATGGATGCATCTAATGTACACCAAGACTATATCAATGCTCTCGCAACTGTGGGAGAAAAGAGTGCCGAAAAATTGGATAATGACATCTATGATACGCTCGGTACCACAGTGGACTTTGATAAGGTCCGTGGCAAAATCAACGTGTTTACCTTCGATAAGCCACTCCCAGCGTATGAGTATGGTAAATCGTACAAACCTAAAGGTACGCTGGAGATATATCCGAAAGACGGTAACACAAATCTTAACCGCTTGACGATTACCAATCTTCAATTACAAGGCCAGGGTACATCCTCTATGCTTTACTACCTATGGAACTGGAAGGCGAAGGTAGCTAAAGATACGACTATCGTATATGAGGACGGACAGACGGAACAGAAAAAGTTTGAGTTATTCAAAAACCTGCCTAAAATCTCTAAACTGACAGCAAAGAAGAATATCGCTTCTTCTATGCAATATCACAAGTTAGGTTCTGTAAACTCATATACCGACCTATGGAAAGCGGTAGGCTTAACCAATGAAGGTATCGAGCAGAACAGCGAAGCACGTGTGTCAATCTACCAAGAGACATTCGTTGGCTTCGAGAAACAGACAGCAGAAGACGGAACTGTTACATATAAGTTTGTCGGTCTCTTTACCATCGGTCCAGATAAAGGTGATGCTGCAACATTCGGATATGATAAGGATTTATTTCCTGACCTGCTATCTATTGAGGGTTCTGACAACTCGCCACGCTTGACACTCTTCCAAGTGCCTTGGGACAAACGACGCATTCGTTATAACACAGAGGAGGAAGCATATCAGTACCAGGTATCTGAATTATCTTGGGAGAACTGTTGGGACTTAGACTATGCCGACCTTCCTGCGGATGATAAGACTACAGCAGACAATGAGACTCGACAGAGAGCAGAGCAACTCGTTGAGTCGTATATCACAGCTTACAATATCATCTATTCGTGTAACACATTCATTGAGCCATTCAATGGTACACTTGACGAGTTAAATGCTGATCCACACTCGACGCACATTGAGTATTGGATTGCGAAAGAAGGCGACCCTAATCAATACAACCTATACTATTACGATAGCTTGTATAAGAAATTCTGTCCTTCAACACTCGATAGCGGTGTGTCGGTGGTTAATCTTCGTCAGCAGTTAGTCGGAGATAAGTACGGATTGACCGAGGCGATATTCAGCACGGTTAGTGATGCAGCTAAGCTCAATGAGTTATTCAAGTCAGCACGCATTCAGAAGCTCCGTGCTGAGCAGCCACAGGACTGGGACATCATGGACCTACTTTTTCATCAGTTATACGTAGAAACGACGGCAGCAACAGACAACTGCGCCAAGAATATATACCCTTACAACTTTAATGTGAAATAGATATGGCAAAGAGTAAATGGAAATTTCGTCAGGATGACCTTGATACAATTCTAACAGTCATTAACCAAGGTTTAATGAAGAAACCTTACTGGGTAGAGTTTCACGATACCTATGCTGACGGTACACCTGTATGGAATGGTGAGAAGTCTGTGTTGTGGAACTTAATGGAACAAGCGTACCCAGAAGAACGTGCGCAAATGATGCGTCGTATGCTTGCGAAGATGGAGGAGCTTGGAGGACTGCAAAAGGGTACACATCAGCAGAAACTCTTTGCATACTTCGAGAGGTATTACTTCTCAGTAATTGATAATTTCTCATCTATGCTCTATAATGAGGATGGCAAGCTGTACGAGAAGATGAAGCTTGCCATGCTGCAAGGAACATATACGAACGATACCGACCCACTTGGCCAGTCGCTTGGTGACGGTAAGTCACCTGAGGTTGCTTGGGTAAAAAAGCGTATTCAGTACTTGATGAGCAAGTACAGCTTCGGTGACTATGATGCCAAGACTGCGGAAGGGGCTATCACCGTACGTACATCTGCTCAGGCTGATGCTACAACAAACTCAATCGTTCTGCGCCTGACACCTGCAATGAAATTGTACCCTACTATTGCGTACGGTACTACGATTATGCGTGGTGCTCGCACGGATGCTGGTAAGCCGTGTGAGATAGTCGTAGATATTAACGGAACCAGTGACCAGCAGCTATCTGTTAAGTCAGCAGACTACCTGCTCGATATAGGCGACTGGTCATCGTACGTCATCAATGGTGCGTTGTCTATCATTGGAAAGCGATTGAAGCGTCTGAAACTTGGTGATGAGAACGAGCAGAATGTGAAGATACTTATATCTTCGCTTACGCTCGGTAATACCACCTCGTTAGAGGAGATTGATGTGCAGAATATATCTACGCTTGGCGGTTCGCTCGATATGCGTGCTAACTACCGATTGCGTAAGTTCCTCGCTGGTGGCTCATCGCTCACCGAAGCACACTTTGCTGATGGTGGTGTGCTTGAAGAAGTCGACTACCCAGCTTCGACCTCATACGTCGAACTGAAAAACCTCGACAAACTCACGAATGAAAAGTGTAATACAGAAGCGTGTGCCCCTAACGTAATGAGTTACTTCGTTAGTGGTTGTGACAATCTCCAGCCGATTAAGATGCTCATTGGAATAATGGATGCACAGGTAGGGCAAGTTCCTCACGCTCTGCGTTACGTTCGCTGTGTCGGTTTCAATGAGACTTTCACGGACGGACGAGCATTCGATAAACTTTCCCAGCTGGTAGACGGCACTTATCAAGGAATCGATGCAGAAGGTCAGTACGGTAACGACCCTTACCCCGTGCTTGACGGCACTATCAATCTCACCACTGGTGCATATCGTGATACTTACGATGCGCTGATGCAACACTACCCAAAACTTAAATTAAACATTGCTAAGTGGTGGATAAGGTTTGAAGACCCTGAGGTGAAGCGAATCTGTGTTGAAAATTGGGATAAAGACGGTGACGGAGAGCTCTCTATGGAGGAAGCTGCTGCTGTTAGTTCCATCGGGACTAATAGATTTCGAGGCTTAGATAGAAAGAATGGTGTCTTAGACCTATCTATATTTAATAATCTTACATCTATCGATAGAGAAGATTTACGTTATATAGTACACCTTAATAAGTTAAT